GGCATTGATAGAGCCTGCACCTTTCTCTACGGCATATATCTTGATTCCTCCGTTGTGTATCTCTTGAATCAAACGAGGGTCTGCGCTATCGGCAATAACCTTCAATCCCCACGGTCGAAGCGTTTTGATAATGTCAGAAGAAAGAAGTCCGGTCCGGTAATCTACTTCGTCCAGATAAAGAGCGTTATCTACAATACCACAACGAATGGAAGCGGACGGGTCATGTGTATATCCGAAGTCTTGCCCGATAGCCGCTTTCTTTGCCCAAGCCGGGAATTCATCAACAATTCCCCACTTCTTGAATACAGCACCTTCCGCAACGTCAGCCCATCGACCGATAACCACATGAGCATACTTTTCGGGGTTATTCACCTTCATGTCCTCTACCTCTTTCAGAAACTCCGGTGAAAGGTTCTCCAAGTTGTCAAGGTAGGTAGTATGAATGTGGAGTACATTCGGATGAGTGGAAATCTGAACCTGCACACCGTCAATATCTACAAGTTTGTGAGTTTTCTCAATGTACTTTTTATAGATGAAGTGATTGGAGTCGCACGGATTCATTATGATAATAATCCGGTTCTGAATACCCTTTTTACGAATGGAGAGCATTATCTTGTCGAACTCTTCTTCATTCGTCCATTCCTCCGCTTCATCGCAGACGAAAGTAGTGATACCCTGGATAGATTTCAGCTTTGCTGTTTGGTTGCCGGAAGAGGTTTTAATACCCCGGAACATAATACGGCTCTTAGTCATTTTGTTGACTATATCCGTCTTGGTAGTCTTGAAGTATTTAGTAGTTCCATCGAGGTCTATCTTCTCCATCATTTCGGGAATAATAGACATGCCAGCGGAAACCATAGTGTAACGGGTGTATAGTATCTGATGAACAATCTTCTGGGCTTCCGTCATTTCAAAGGTCAACCGCTCAATGAAAGTGGAAGCGTTGAAAGATTTTCCCGAACCACGCCCACCGGTGATAAGAATTATAAATTTCTCCTTATCCTCATACAACGGATGATATATTTCTTGGGGTTCGATCATTTCAGTTTGTCTTTAATCCAGGAATCAATACTAATACCATGATCTATGTCGGTTGGGATGTCGGCATCTTCATCCTGCTTGCGTTCAACTTTTCTCCAGTCTTCATCGTAATGATATAACCAAACAGACTGCGCTTGTAAACTTGGAGCCAGTTCACCTTCTACGATTTGAACTTCTTCCTCGCCCGTCAGGTTGCCCTCTCTGTCCTTAATTTTTCTGATAGTGGTGTTCTTAGTCTTAATACCACCAAGAGCCATAGCAAGGAACTTAGCACGTACAAGAGCGTTTATAGCACAACGCGCACGCGATAATACTTCGTTCAATTCGGGGTACTCACCTTTCTTCTCACAAAAAGTTTGAGGACATAACCCAACGGCATGGGCAATCTCTTTATCAGTGAATCCCTTTTTGGCATACGATTCTACGAGAGAAAGAAAGTCCTCGCTTGTATAGTCAAACCTGGGCTTTCTTCCTCCTTTACCTTTTTGGTTTTGAGATTCACTATTGTTCATATCAATCTACCCGTTCTACTTGTTCATCAAACACTTCTCCTTTTATGAATTTCATATCCGGATCATAACCGAATCTCTCACAGAAAGCGGCTTTAGCTTCATAGGTATCAAAGGATAACATCACATAAGCATCCATATTCTCGGCTTGCTTCTGCGCATTCTCCTTTACTTGTTGCTTAACTTCCTTATTATGTGCAATTTTGGCTTCTCTTGATAATTCAGCAATTTTCTTTTCTCTGTCCTTATCTTCATTATAAGAGCTGGACAGATCTTCTATTCCTGCCCGTATATCTTCTAAAACAGGCATATCAAAGTCTATACCGATGATTGATAAATCCTGTTCTGTTAATCCTGCACTCTTAAAATCAATCTCAGGTAATAAATTGCGCAAGGCTTCTATATCAAATTCTCCTTGAACAGATTGATTGTTCATAAAGATATTCTGTTCTTTTTCCTCTTTTTCTGATAGGTTTACCTTGTCAACACGAAGTATATAATCCGTTTCAGTTGTACCGTCATATCCATTGAGTTGATCCAAAACGGTTACACGTTGATGGCCAGAAACCAAATTATTTGTCCGCTCATTCCATATAATACCTCCAAGCATTCCAACACGTTTAATATTCTGCTTTAACTTTTTCAACGCAGAATCCGTTATCTTCCTTGGATTATAATTGGCAAAACGAATGCTACTGCGAGCGATTTCTACCGGCTCCGATTTAAAGTATCTGTTTAGTTCTTTGCTCATAATCGAATAATATTTTTTCTGATAATGGAAATGCCTTTAATATTTTCTGTAAGTCCTCCGGCTCATTTTTCTTTAACCATAAGAATACTTTTATATCAAACCAAAGCCCATTACCGGCTTCTTTAGAGTATTCAACAGGAGTTGGAAGATTATGGAATTTAATATATGCAAGCACTTCTTTTTTTTTCCACAATGATAGAGGATAGGCTATTTTTGACTTTATGTTTATCGCTTCATCTTCGTATGTCCTAAGCATTAACCTGCGATTCAGACTATCTGATTGTTTCATACCAAGAAAGCACCAGTCAATGCCTATATGCGCTCTGACACGTTCTATCACATCTGCTAATTTCAGTATTTTGATGTCTTTCTGTGGTTGGCAAAATAATCCAATTTTCAATACCCTTGACAAATTCCAATGTGGCACTTCAAGAAATGTCACGTTACTGTATTTTGATTTTGAGTAATTTATGAATCTATTTATATGATTCAATCCTTTGACAAAATACATAAATACGCATACCACTTCTTTAAAAAGTGGCGCAACCATATCGAGCATTGCGATAGAATCTTTGCCACATGAATAAAACAATAGCACACGGTCAGTCTGACTTCTGACCGTGGCTATAACTTTTGATGAATGTTGCTGTATATTCATCATTTCGCACCAAACAAACGGTTATAGTCCCTCTGTTGCTGCTCTCTGCTTTGAATACGACCTGACACACCTCTTCGTGCGCCAATATTGTCACCTCTTTGATAATTATAGACTCGGCAATTAATTTTTATGGTTTAACAATTGAATTTTTCTAAAACTTTGCCCAACTTATAAACTATTTGAGCCATAGCATACATCATACCGTCTTTCTCATACGTTATAACATTATCGTTTTTGTCTGTTATGACTTCTATTTGTGCTGATTTTACCTCAACAATCAAATAAGGGCGTGTACCTTTTTGTTCACCTGTTATTAGCTTTAGCGCATCATATTTTACTATTTCAGGCTTACAGTCAACACCTTTAGGTACGAGTGATGCCATTTTGTAGATTTTACCATCATCGCCACGATAAACAACATATCTTGAACAATACATGGTAGGTCTTAATTCTCTAAATTCTTCAGTTTTCTCGCCAGTCAAAATTTCGTTGAAAGGCTGTTGTTTAATAGTTAATGCAAGTACCTTCATAATCGTGTCATTTTTTTAATTAATATTCATAGTTGCGGGACAGGGATTCGAACCCCGGACCTCTACCAAGTCAAAGTAGCGAGCTGACCACTGCTCTACCCCGCGATAGTACCCCAAAGGTACTGCCACAACCAAAGATAACGAAATATCTTCAATCGTTATACACGACAATCGGTTTATTGTCGTGAACTAAGCCATTTGTCCCGTCTTTCTCTGCATGCCTCTAAGGTAGGTGCACAACAAGAAAACAACTCACCACTTTCAGTACGATAGTCGTACTGGTACATTCTCACTCTCTTACCTCTCAACTTGGTGTTGTAGGTAGTGTAATTCTCTTTACCGGACTGGCATACACTGCAACCGTTTTTGTTTATTGAGTTCATAAGCTATTACTTAACATACATTGTTCACATTGGTTAAAAAAATCATTACCTCTTAATTTTGAGGCAATTTCACAAGCGACATCATAAGCTAACTCGTCTAAATCTTCACCTAAGTAATAAGTTTCATCTTTCAAACAAGCAAAATCCTCATCGCTCAATATTTGTTCTTTGAAATAGATAAAACCTGATTCTTCATCTTCAAAGAAATCAACCCATATCCAACTATTTTTACTGATACCGTTAAATTGGCGTTTGAGCGACTGATATGCCAATTTTAGAAAATTTTCGTTCATTGCTAATCAATATTTAATGTTTCACATTCAATCTTTCTTCACTCGTATAAGCCACTACAAGCCCAGTTTCATCATGCCGTATCGTGACATACTTCTCGCCTCTCTCTATGGTAGAAAAGTCGTATGGTGTACATAGCTTACCCAACACTTTACCCAGTTGCTTCATTAGTGGGGCTTCAGGGCTGATAACTAAAACTAAATCTGCTTTCATAATCGTGTATATTGTAGTAGCTCGAAAGCTACCGGATTAGAACTCAACCAATATCAATCTTTCTAAAGAACCTGATTCTTTCACCCACATGTGATTATGTCCGAAACCATAATCGAAAAACAGTTTAAAATAAGAGTATCTTACTATTAAAGAGTTCATACAGCCTCTTAACTCGTCTTCTAACATACAAGAAGTGATTTCATTGATTATTTGAACGAAAAGGTGTAAAACTTCTGGTTCATTATTCAATAACGGTTTTTCTATAACTGCTTTTAAAAATATATTTTCTTTCATATTCTTCTATATTATGCAGGGCTTTCGCCCTGCTGGTTAAACTTAATCAATCTTGTAGATATTGATGTCTTCGTCATCTGCTACGGTCAACGTATAGGTAGGCTTAAACTTGCTTATAAAACAGAAGTACCCATCTCTCTTTTGATACACATACAAGTATTGCCCATCAAGTTTTATACTTTCATTAGTGCCAAAATAATCACGTGTATTGACGTTTTGTACTACGCCCCATTGGCCTTCTATACTTTCACTCTGAACTGCGTCTATCAGTTTAAATGTTTCTTGTGTCATAATCGTATATCTTTTAATTATTATTACTTCGTTTCTGATGATGCAAAGGTATAGTATATATACGAAATAAGCAAATGTAAATTATGTATATATGCTATATTTAATACATTTTATATAGCATAGACACTAAATTTATATTCATTCACATAAAATATAGCTAAAACAAATAATTATCAAACTTTTCTTTCGCATATACACTATATTATATATCTTTGCATCAAAAATCATAATTTATGGCAAATACAGAATTAAGAATTAAAGAGTTGTGTAAAGAGAAAGGCATTACACAAGCTCAATTGGCTGATAAATTGGGAATACAGCCTGTATCTTTTTCGCAAGCTATAGCAAGAAATAAATTCAGCGTTGATAGGCTTGCTGATATAGCTGACGCTTTAGGGGTGGAAATTCCTGACTTATTTAGGAATGATTCAGACACTATCACCTGCCCTCATTGTGGAGGTAAAATCCATTTTGATGGAGAACCACGTATGCCGGAACATAAGAATATACGAGGGAAGGAATACTATAAATAAAGAAAGGAGAATAAAACACATGGGAAAAAGGATTTATGTCAATGGAGGAATCTTAATAACGACTCCATTTTTTGCATATAAGAATGCAGGGGCATTATACGATACCCCTCCTGAAAATTCTGAAACTATAGCCCCCAATGCTATAACTGAAACAGGAGAACCTTACCTTGAAATTAGCGATGAACACCCCCAATCTATTTTTAATGAATATTATGCAAAAACATTTTTTACAACACAACATGTATTTGCTTATTTTTTCCAAAGAGACTTTATCAAATCATATAATGATTTTAAGCAAAGAGTTGATGAAATCAGAAGTGTAATTAATATCAAAGGATTGGACAAACAAAAACAAAGTGTTATTAACAAACTGTCATATATCAATATCATTACATCATTAGATACATTTATTTGCGATATTATTTTAACAAAAATAATCCAAGACGAGGATAATTTCAATAAATTCTTCAATTCGATTCCTCCATGCAAAAAAAAAGATGAAATGAATAAATTGAAAGAAGATAATCTTGTTGCCAAGTGGGAGCAAAAGGTTATAGAATATGTAATGAAAACATCTTATAGTAACATTGATACTATAAAAGATATACTCAAAGATTTATTCAAAATTTCTATAGTCGATAAGAATGGAAGTATGAAAAAACACTTCTACTACAGGAATTTATTAGCACATAGAAATGGTAGAAAGAAAGATGGAAGCTATATTAATATAACTAATGAAGAACTTAAAGACTTAATAAATGATACACAATCTATTGCAACACAAATTCTAACAAAAATTAAGCCAGAGCACTAAACTCCGGCTCATTAATTGATTAGCCCTTTGAATTTCAACCGATTTACGATTTCGGTGTAAAGATACTCTATATCTCCACTGAAATCCCCATAATTCTGATACAGAAACACGACATCAGCACAGTTGTCGGAAATTGTACTCTTAGACTGAATCCCCAATACTCTTGACATCTCCTCACGTAATCCAGCAGCCATTTTTCCACCGGCAAGTGAGCTTGGAGAAAACAGGTACAAGATGATGAAGATGAACTTCTTTCGTTGTGTTACACTATCAATACAAGGGGGAAGACTCCTGCTATTCAATAACTCAACGAAGATTTTATAGATATCCTTAATAAGGCTTTTATCTCTCAAAATCGGTGAAGCTAAGGTATTTTCTTCTTCTGATAGTTCTGATTTTTCAATTCTGATTTTTTTAAGACGAATTATTTTGTTAAAATCCAGTTCCATAACACAATTATTTTAAAAGTAAATAGTATATTTGCATCATAATCGTGTGAGATTTGGGAGAATTAATGCTTGGTCGTGCTCGCAGATTCTCCCTTTTTATTTCAAAAACCTATTCCTTTTGAGAATGGCTTTATTTTTCTTATCTACTTCCCTACTCCATATTGAAGCGTTATAGATAGATGTTGCATACAATCTAAGTTCCTCACTATTAGTAAGAAAATCTACTTGAAATGCCTTTTTCATAGATTCAGCATACAAGCTATGGTTGATATTATTTTCCATATAATTTATTAATTAAGTTACAAACTGAATCTGACAACAATCATCAACAATATATATCAACAAAAACATGTTCACAAATAATCCGACATTTCCACTATCTTTCATATACACATAGCAAACTCTTTATATAATCGAAAAAAGATTGTTATATTTGTAAAATCAGACATAAAAATAATTATTATGAAAGTATTCTTAAGCTATAGATTCACAGACAAGATATATGTAGATCAAATAATAAACGAAATAAATACTCGTATAAAAAGTATTGATTTCATTTCACTAGATCATTTAAAAAAGGATTGGGTCAAACAAGTTGAGTCACTCATAAAAGAAGCAGATGTTGTATTATTCTTTATTGGATCAAACACCTATGAAAGTAAATCTATACATAAAGAATACGAAATTACCAAAGCCCTAAATAAAAGATTTTATTTTACGGAACTTAAAACAGATAATAAATCTAAAGTTTTCACTTATCCTTACTTCTGTATTGACAACAAGGCCCTCCATGTGGCAAATCATCCTAAAGAAATCATTGATGCATTGTGCTACATTGACACTTCAAAAGAATTATTACTTGAACAATACAAAATATTATATGCATCTACTGAAAATGTGTCAACGAGACGACAAAATGTCAACAATCTATACTTTGGTATTATTACCACCATTATTACAGCCTCATTCTTAGCAGCAGATCGTATTTCTGACAAGGCTCAAGCATGTCTCCTATTATTATTTCTAACAGGAGTAGCTTATAGTATAACATTCTATTGGGAAAAGTTGTTAATATCATACCAAAGACTAAATTCCGGAAAATTTGAACTTTTACAAGAATTAGAAGACAAACTAAAAATAAACCTTTCACAACGTGAATGGGATATTCTTCAAGAGCGAAACTATGTATCTAGCACAGAAACTGAGAATAAAATTGTTTCAACTTGTAGAATCATATTAGGGATTATTGCAGGAGTTGAATTACTCTATTTTTTATGGAAAACCTGTTTACTAGACACATGGCTCTCTAGCATCTTCAATTTTCTACATTTCTATTAAAATCTAGCTTCTACTATAGTATATACATGTGCTTTTCAAGTACTTCGCGCATAAAATTAGTGAAGTAGATTCCTTCAAGTGGCTTCTCTTGGCGGAAGTGGAAGTGGTTGATGTAGTCCTTTCTCGCTTGGCGAGGCTGGACCGGGGAAAATACTTGCAATGTTGCGGCTGTATCATTTTAAGGGTTAATCACTGTTTTGCAAAATCGGATTTTCCGATTTTACTTTAGATAAAGCTATCCCGTGTCATTCGGGCGTCGGCTGGCCAGTTCCGATAAGTGCATGTCATGGCGCCGGGATGGCTTTGTTACTTATTTGGATTCTTCTAATAAATCCTTTCTTTTTATTTAGTTTTGAAATTTCTCATGTATTCACAATTTTCATCACATACACCTTTCTTCGCACAATGAGGAATATTGGAGCCAAATTGATACTCGAAGTTATAACATAGCTTCTTGTATGCCCCTTGTTTAGCTTTTTCTCTGTCAGCTTTCATATTAACTTTGATGTGTTCTGGCAAAGCATCCTGTGCTGCTTTATCGAGGGTTATACATTTGATTTTGTCCATATCTGACTTTTATTGAATTATTCCACAAACACATTCGATTAGTAGTATGAAAAAAGTAACAGTAAAAAGAGATTTCCAGAACCTTATTTTCTTTTTATTTCTTTCTTCTGATTTCTTGTAAATTTTGTCAAATAGCTTTTGACAATCATCTTTGTAATGCTCAAATTTCTTTTCAACATAACCTGTAATGTCATCAACAATGGCATACTTTATCTTTTCTGGAACAGACATCGGATAGCCCCTTTCACTATAATTCCCTTCAGTTATGACAGAATGACCTACAAGTTCTTCCACTCCTCTTATCCTAAATTCCAATTTGATAGGATTCATACCATCATTAAGATAAGTCCTGAATTTCTTTTCAGCCAGTTTCTCTATTTTCTCGCTATTCATTTTTGCTATACGCTCTATTTCAAGAAAATATTTCTCATCTACGACATAGGCGGTTGAATCAAATTTATATCTAAACTTTATTTCACTCATCTTTGATTAATTATGTTATAAATTATTCGCTATATCCATTTTCCGCTATGACTTGTGGAGTATCTACATTTGCTGTCAACACAGTGGATTCCATCCATCCATCTTCACCGTAACACATATCATAAATCTCATCCTCAAACTCATACCACATCCAATCATAGTCTTTGTCTTCTCTGAAAGCCTTTATAGCTTCCTCTTTAGTGTTGGCAGCAACCAATATCATTCCACCTGAATGGCCACCACTTCTTACGTTTATGAATACTTTCATTTTTTTCTTGTTTTTATTTTGAATAACTCTTTTTATTTGAGGTGCATAAGTTAAGACCCGCAATTCCCAACCTGCAATCATCGCAGTAAGTTTGATCGCCTCTATCTACACATAGCCTATCTCTTACTACTTCTGATTTAAGTAAGTTGATTACATTTTCAAGCTCTGCATTTTCTTCTAACAGGCTGTTTCTAATTTGCTCGTACTCTTTTCGGGGCATTAAAGCCTTATATTCTTCCTCTGATAGAATGTATTTCATACTCGTTATTTATCTTGTTATTCGTCTGATTCATTATCCTGTTCTTCGACCTCAAATTCAGCTTCTCCCTCTGCAAACTCACACATTGCGAGCACATCAGTCGCTGTTACACCATCACCCCAATCGGTGAACATAGAACCCGTATCGGTATTCCATGTGATAGTTAATACTTTCTTCATTTTTTTATTAGTTATCTCTTTTTTCGTTTCCGGTCTTTAATAATCTTTCATTTCTTCAAATACCGATTAATTTCAACCTGAATGTAATCAGGCGCAATATGGCATCGCTCAACTACCGTTTGCCGTTCTTCCGTTTCTAGAAAGTTACGCTTCCTAATGATAACATCCACTTCCTCGCTACGTTCACGGAGAAACTTTCTAAATGCTTCACCGACAGTTATCGTATCGAAATACCCGTAGAACTTTCCATATCTTCCAAGCTTGAAACGGGCAACAAATAGAAGAAATTCTGTCAACTTGATGTAGTGATACTGCCCGACAAACAGCCGTGAAAATTCATTCAGAGCGTCTATGTCAGCACTCTCTTTCGTTGAAGAAGCAAAATCAATAGTCAACAGTTGAGTTTTTACCCACAACGAAGAAGAATCACATCCGTACATACGTTCTAAATCAGCCACTGTTGGAGATTTCTCACTATAAGCCTTTTCTAGGTCCGAAAGAACTATCGTTTGAAGTGAAGTGGAATAAGCAGATGAAAAAGCCTTAAAGGTCGGGTATCTCTGCTTGATGGTCGATAGCAGAACTTCCCTGCTCAATGGCTGCGTATTCGTCAAGGAGCATTTTTGCCTTTGCTGCCTTATCAACATGCCTATTGTTTGGTCCTTGGGTTCCTGTTTTTCCATACTTGATATTTAACCATTCTTGATAATCTCGTTCTGTTCCCGTAAATACTACACCCGTCCAGCCGGATTCGATTGCCCTCTCAATTTGCCTAATGGCAAACTCTTCTTCGAAATTAGAAAGCTTATTTAGCGAAAGCTGCAACGCATAATTAAGCTTGTTTTTCCATTTTGGAGTATTTCGCAAAGTTTCCCAAGCAGACATGAAAGCTATCGAAGAGAAAGGATAAACTAAAGACTTCTCATCTCCCTCTTTTTTTCTGGACTTCTTTGACTTTTTGGGTGGGGGGTTCTCGTGCGTACGCGCGAGACTCTCTTTGTTTATAGTTTTAATATCTATAATAGGTGGAATTTGCATTTCATCAGTACCATTTACCGATGATATTACCGGAGTAGTACTTTTATCATCAGTATTTTCATCAGTACGTAGTACCGAAGATATTACCGTATCATTTACCGATGATTTAACTTCTTCTGATTGATAAACATCGGTATTTTCTTCGGTATTTTCATCAGTACCATTTACCGATGATATTACTGATGTTTTCATGTCATTACTTAATATTGACAAGAAAGAGTAATAACAACCGACTCTCTTATCCTTACATGACTCGAAAGATATTAGACATGCATCTGCAAGTGTTTTGCGTGATTTTCTCAATGTTTTATCCCATATATTCAATGAAGTACATAAAACTGAGCTACGAGCCTCAAACACATCCTTCCAGCCTTTTTCATTGCAAATAGATATTAACTCATAGTAGAGAGCCTGATCTATTGCCGTGAGATAAGTATCATTCCTGACTTTTCGAAGTTTGGATATTAGTTGATAGCTATTCATAAACGAAAATATCTATTTGCTGCACATTCATCAAAAGACTTTACACGTTCTATAAGCCGCTTTTGCCTCTGTCTGAAAGCTAAATTATTGTCATATTTGTTATGGCATTCCCGGCATAACCCAACGATATTAAGAGGATTGATGTAATGTTCAGGATATTCCGACTTTGGAACTAAATGTGCTGCGTCCGACATTGGTTTACCACAGATAGCGCAATAAGGTGGCAAAGTTTTCTTTATTCTTGCAACTTCTCTGTTGCGCTGGGCTTGTTTGGTGCTAATCTGTTTCATACGAATAGTGTTTAAATAATAGCTCCCGGATACCGAACCAACGGACACCGGGATAATTTACTTACCATGTTTCATTCTATGGCAATCCTCACAAAGAGTTTCAAGGCAATACAGGAACTCTAATTCATGCCCAACTATGGAATATCCTGCAATGTCATATACTTTGTGATGGACTTCCAAATTGTATGTCTTACCACACACTTGGCATCTATGCCCATCACGAATTCTAACCTTGCGTTTCACCTCTTCCCAATAAGGATTATTCCTCAGGCTCTGCCGATACTTCGTCGGTCGCCCCTTCTTGTGCTTCAGTCTGTTCATCTTCTTTCCTCCATGGGCTTTCTTCAATTGCTACTCTATGCCATTCATGGCGTTGGATAGGAACAACCTCGCCATTATCTTCATCCAAGAAGTCTTCGATCCAGTGTTCTAACCAAACATCCTGACCGTCTTCTTCCCAGACCTCAACAATATTCTCATCCTTACCAAATTTGCGAAGGTTCTTTCTGGTATCCTTCACATCTATATCTGGCAATTCATATCCAAGTGCTTTAAATGCCTCCTGATTCATTTCACCTGAATTGAAGAGGTCATTGTATTCATGCTTCGGTATTTCCTGAACCAACGCCAGACGAAATGCATCATTCACCCATGAATAATACAGGTAATGCCCCATCACAGGAATACGGAAGGTATCAATCATCTTTAAAGGATAATCCTTAATGCCTTTCTTTGCCAAGTTCACAAGGTCTTTGAACTGGGTATGTAAGGCAGAAATCTTTGCCTCAAAGTCTTTCTTCTCTGTATTGAACTTGGCTTTCAAAGCTTCGAACTGTGCTTCAAGTTCCGGCATCTGTTCCTCGGCAATCTCACCATAGTTCGCACGTATGGTTGAGATTTCATAATCATCCATCACCCGGTTGGCAATTACATCCTTTTCTTGGATGGTTACAAAATGCTCTGACAACTTCTTTTTAACGTCGTCCATACAGACGCAATCAGAGAAAATAATTTCGGGGAATTTTACTGTAGTAGGAAGCTTGAATTTAAGTTCCTCTGGTACATAGTCTTTTAAATCAATCATTGTTTCTTAGTATTTAATTTCTTAAGCATTTTCTTGCACCTTCTACATAAATCCTGATCGGGAGATGCTTTAGGAGCGTATTTCTTTATTTTATCAGAGCATTGCATAAGTAGGCGCTCTATTGTTTGAATATCTGTTTTGCATAATTCCATTATTCAAAATCATCAATAGCCACCGGATGAAGAAGTTTTTTACTCCAATCAGGAAGCTGCATGTCAATTATACCACGAGTACCTTCTTCCGCTTTAGCATCATAGCCGGGAAACCACTTCTTATCGAAGCAGTCCTTGACGATAGAAAGAGCATAGTGATATTTATACTTACCATTAGCCAAATCGTCAGGAGACCAGAAAAGAACAGCAACATCATAAGGTTCAACCGTCTGCAACATAATCATTATCGTTACATTGAAGTTTCGCCCGGTAATGCTACTCATCACCTCCTGATACATACCTTCGGATAACTCATACTTGAGTTTGGCACAATCATAATAGAACTTGCCTAGGTCATCGGCCCGTGTGGTCTTAAAGGAAATTACGGCATTAACACCGATATTTTCTTCTACATTGAAATAATCCGGCCGAACTCTCACATCAAGCCCGGTTTCTTCATCCTTTCCATAGAAAGAAACTTCTGAGTATGCACCTTTGAGAATCTGAGGGATAACACCACCACCATACCAATAATAGTTCCTTTTCAAGGCGGTGATAATCATATTCATTTCTTCGCTGATGAAAGAATAGCCAAAATCGATAAGCTTTTGTTTCAAATCGTCCCTGTACTCTTTGAGTGCATTGAAATTCCATTTTTCAGAAGGAGATTCACTTTCAGCATCCTTTGCGTAATCGTTCTCATTTGCAAGAAGTTCTTCATAAAACTCGATCATTTGAATCACACCATCTTTTGATGCTTGATTGCATGACGGCTCTACCTTTACCAATTCAAACAAACGAGGCTCCAGAAAAGCCATGTGAGCAAATGTTCCTAACTGAAAACAAGACTTCTGCTTTTCCTCAAAAACTCTCTCCCAATCATAGTAAAACGAACGCGGAGTCTTAAGAGCATTCTTTAGATTTGAAGAAGAAATATGTCTGCTTTCAAGATATGTCTCCATTGGATCGCGTTTGACTGTTCCATGCACACTCAAAGATTTCAAGTCGATATTGGCAGGTTTCTTATAGCAGTTTAGCGCTATGAAATCCAGAACCGTTTCTTTCGTTGGGTAATCATCCGGATTATAGGCAGAAGGGTTGAGCTCCTCCCCTTCTGCACAATTATTCAAATCAAAATCTATCATCCGACTACTGGTAAGTTTATGCGTAGAGGTCTTACAGACCAATTATCAGACTGGAAATTATTGGTTTTATTCTTTCTCTTACCCATATAAGTGATTTTAAGAGGAACACCACTTTTAAGCGAACCATTCTCAATATATTGTTCAAGAATACCAACCAATCTACGAGAACCATTAGTCACAGTCTGTACTACTCCATCCTCTGTTCTCTCAAGAAAAGTAGCACAATCCAAATCAATCAGATCACCAGTTCCATTAGCACTTAAAACCTTTTGAGGCTTGATTTCTACAAAAAACATTTTCTTAAACTCACCGGCATGTTCCGGCGTCCAATAGTTACCACAAAGGTCAACTGGTAATTCCTGAGCATCCTCTAAAGAAGGGAGATCACTTGTACTCAAATCTGCTGCTTGAATCTCAAATGAAGATTCCTGCTCTTTTAATGTTAATTCTTTACTCATAATCATAAAATTTAAAGGGTTAATTATATTCTTTGTTCTTTAGAATCAATAGCATAGAGAAGTACATCACAAGCATTGATTGCATAAGGAGACATTTTCGTGGTTCCGGTCTTTTCTGCCCGTATTTTCTTTTCTGCTATCAGCTTTTCAAGTCTATAACGACCGCCTACAAACTCTTTTGCTTGCTCTTTATTGAGAGACACTCTGCTACCTATTCGATAGAGAGTGTTTAATTTTGCTTCTGCATTCATTCTAACCTCCTTACTCTTTCAATAGTTTCAACTCTTGTTCTTCGTGCCCTTCTCATATCGCTCTGTTCGTGGTAAAGCGACAAAGAAAAGACACATAATAAGCCACAAGCAACGGATGTACGAATGATAGGTGAAAAATCCATTGTGAATTTCACACCAGCTATCCGTTCATAAAGCATGGTTGCCAATTCCCGACCATTCCTCACCTGCAAAACATCAAATGCCTTCTGCAATTGGTTGTTTACCGTTGAAACAGCCCTGCATTTAAGATTTGCAATTTCTTTCTTCTCATACCCTTGTGCGTACATTCGTGCTGTAATCTCGCATTCGGGTGTGAGCTCTGTAAATACTCTATCCATAATCGTGTGAGTTAATGATTAGTAATTCCTTACTACATAAAACTTTCCTTTAGGAGCTCCTTCTTGTTGGATAGAATAAAGTACATCGTCCGGTTCTACAAGCCGATTGGCTCTCGCCAAACGATTCAAATCTTGAACCATACGGGACACTTTCACATAAAGAGATAAAGAGAAAGGTAGCTTATCATTTTTCTTTATCAGCTTCTCTTTGACTTTTTTTCTTTCTTCTGATTCTTTTGCCATAAGATTTAATTTTAAATTAATAATTCGTGGACAAGCCCGGGCTCGAACCGGGATGAGATGTCTGCTTTCATGATGCGTCCAACATTACTTGCATACAGATTTTCACTGAACTCGCTCTGGTATTGAGTGCGTCTACCAATTCCGCCACTTATCCCCAATAATAAAGGTGCACTATCTTCACAGACCGCACACCCCAGTACAAACACAAAATAAAACACGACAAAAACAGTTATGTCAATAATCCTCTTTCAACTCCGAAAATGTCAAAACAGTGAGTATAATAGATAAGACAAACATTATAGATGTCAGTATGACACCGGACACATACATGGGACTATCCTTGATGACAGCATTACATAGTATCACTGTCATACATAATAATAAGATCACTGAAAAAGAAAACATAATCACTTTCATGGCAACTTCTCCTCTACTTTAGCAAGCGTGCATTTACTTTGGTGAACTGCGTCATCAATACGCAGCATTAAACTATCCATTTCTCTTGTACGTCTAATAGACAAAGCCGCCAAACAATCAGTAGTAGCTTTCAATTCAAGTGAAAGTTCTTTTACTGTATCTTCCAAGAACTTAAGGTACTCATTTACTTCCATAAGAATAAGTATTAGTTTGTGCCCGCCAACCTTTTAGACAGTTGTACCAGTAATCGAGAACTGACGGGCTTATATTGTCGAAAACGGTACGGACGCCTAACCCGAAAACATCCACTTAAATCCATAACATGTTTTCTTTACACCTTTACAACACCTTGCAATGTTCGCTCTGTTGTAGCCAAATTCTCTCTCAATGGCATGGAGACTTTTGAACTCCCTTATGAAGTTCCCGTTTAAATCAAGTTGTATTACTTTCTTTTCAAGAACTTCAAGCCATTTTCTCTTAGCTTTTTTATTCGATATTTTATTTGAGATTTTTGTGTTAGGGTTATTCCTGTTTTCTTTCTTCGTAACCCATTTTAAATTGCAAACACGATTATCATCACGAATGGTATTTATGTGGTCTATTTCGGGCTTGTTACTTACATTTGGTATGAATGCAAGAGCAACCAACCTATGAATCAAAAAGAAAGATTTAATTTTGTTTTTTATTAGAAATACATACACATAACCTACATTGTTATACCTCAACTTCAAATTGCGTCCATGTGTAAACACTTTTCTACCAGATAAATATAATGTGATTCTGTCAAGGCTTCTTACTTTACCTAAATTGGATACTTGGTATAAACCTTCATATCCTTCAATATTTTTCCAAATTTCGTCCATATACTTTTAAAAATTAGTGCTAACAGAGGAATTCGATTCCAAGCATCACGCTTTTCTGTTAGCTATATATTTCGATGTGCGTGTCGGTCGCCAAATCCGTCATTACTTACACCTCAGTGACTATGGTTACACATCTGTTAATCGTTAAACATTGCACAACTCACAAGCTCCAACTTGCTTATGTGCGTTCGTTATCTTTGGTTGACCTAAACGGTTTATGAATTACACCGTAAAGGCTTTTACAATATTTCAAAGAACTAATCAATAGTGCCCATGTAGAATATTCTCTACGTCTGCACGGGCTGTCATGCGTGATATAATCGTGTGATTAATCTTCGTAGAAGAACCTTTCACCTGGCTTTCTGAATAGCCTATACCCAGCGTACAAGCTCACTAATGCTATCATAAATTCTATCATACCGCCATTCTGTTAAGTTGAAACTCTATGTAATCAATCTCTTCTTGAATGCCTTGCAACGCTTCTGCTTTGGTATCAGTATTACAGTATGTGCAAGCTTCTGCCTCTGACATACCGTCTACTCTATCAAGCTCAGTACAAGCCTTATCTAAAGACTTTTCAAACTCATAAGCATCTATGCTGTCACATACTCTATACTGTCTCATATCAAGCGATTTTTATAAGGTTAGCTTTCTTGTAGCATCTGAACTCTTGGCGTTCAGTATCGAAATAAGTTTGAACAGTGTCATTCTTCGCTCTCTTATCAGTACCAGTGATAGCAGGCATATACTTTTCGCAGAGCGTACCGTACGCCTCTCTCACAGAACCATCTACTTTCTGAAAGTAGAACTTCACAATCTTGCTTTTCATTTCAGCTTTCAGCTTCAAATTTGCCCAAGCAACCTTTAATGCTTCACTCATTGAAAAACCATTCTTTTTCACCATCTGCCAAGCGAGGCTCATTACCTCTCTCATGCTGTTTTTAAAATTCGTGCTCATAACCGTGTGATTTAATATGTTTATACTATTTTATCCTATCAATCAGTTTTGCATCTTTGCTGCGTCAATGATTGATTGATGATGCAAATGTAATCAAATATATTACATGTAATATCTTTAGATTACATTATTACAATTCATTAACATTTTTGATATTACACGCAAATTTCTGCTAATAAAAAAACTTTAATAACTTTAGAATATGAAAATCAACAGATTAAACATTGGAGAAGAAGTCCGCAAAAAAGTAGATGAGAGCGGATTATCAAAGGCTAAATTTGCTGAATTACTGGGTATTGCAAGACAAAATGTCGAAAAAACAGTATTTCAAAAGCATAGTCTTGACACTGATTTGCTGTGTAATATTAGTGAGGTGCTAAATTGTAATTTTTTCGATTACTATAAATCTAATGATTTATGTAATAATATAGATTACATAGAACAAAAAGAGATTAAAGCCACCTTATCTATAGAAATGGGCAGTGAGAAAAAAGAGCAGGTTCTTCGGTTTGTGTTTGGTGATAATAATATTGAGATATTAAATAAGTAAAGTCTATGGCAAAGCCAAGAGTTTTTATAAGTTCCACTTTTTACGATTTGCGACCTGTCAGATTAGAATTAGATAAATTCTTGAAAAGTTTGGGATATGAACCTATACGAAATGAAAAAGGAGATATTCCATACGGAGCAAGTGAGCCATTACAGGCTTATTGCTACAAAGAAATATCAAATATAGACATTCTGATTTCAATAATAGGAAGCAGATTTGGTTCTCCAAGTGAATGTGACAAGGAGCGTTCAATTTCCAATACTGAGCTTAAAACAGCAATAGAACAAAACAAACACGTATATATATTCATTGAAAAGAGCGTATTCATTGAATATGAAACATTTATACTGAATGAGGAATGTAAAAATGTCAACTATAGATTTGTGGATAATGTAAACACATATAAGTTTATAAAAGAACTTAAATCATTACGTAACAATAATAATATAAAAGATTTTGAAAATATAGATGATATAATATCTTATTTACGTGAGCAGTTTGCTGGTCTAATGAAACAATTTTTCATAGAAGAACAAAGAAGTAAAGAGGTAAATCTAATTAAAGACATAAATGCTACTGCTGTTACATTGAAAGAACTGGTTGATTATATCCAAAAATCAAACGAGAATAAAGAGGAAGGGTTGAAGGAAATAATAAAAACATTTCACCCAATTATAGGGGAATTAAAAAAGATGCTTAATATACCTTTCAAATTCTACATTGAAGAATATAAAGACTTGAAATATCTTTTAGAATCTTGTGGATTTATTCTTAAAGACAAACCTTTAAATAAAGGTGGCAGTTATATTTTTTATAGAAAAAGCGGAATAATTTCAAGCACATTACATGTTAATAAATCAATATTTGATGATAATATGAGATTGAAAAATTTTCATCCTAATGAATGGGATTCTTCTTTCTTAACTTTAAACGAAGAAACAGATGAACTTCCATTTTAAGGCAATAGATAATAAATGTGGTATTCTAATATCAAAAAAAATAAGCGATTATGGAAAAGTATTATGAGGGTAAATTAAGATGCATTACCTGTGCTGGAGAAGATTTTGAGTTTAACGAGGATAAATCCTATGTAAAATGTACGACCTGTGGTCGTGAATATTTAGGTGGTTATGATGAACTGCTACAATACAACCAAGATGTACAGGATGAAGTTATGAATAGAATGAAGAAGGATGCGGAAGAAATGGTGAGGTCAGAATTTGAAAAAGCATTTAAAGGACTAAAGAATATAACATTGAAATAATGGAGACATCGGACATTATAGCATCAGTAAGTTTGGTTTTTTCAGTGGTATTTGGAATCTACAGTTTGCATATTGGAAGAAAACTGAACAAGCAGCAACTCCAAATCAACGAACAAACATTATCTCTGAATAAGAAGAACGAAGAAAATGAGAGAAAAGCACTTATATGTGCTAATGCCTTCAAAACAGGAAACGGAGGATGGAGAATAAGAGTATTCAATAATGGAGAAACTACTGCTCGTAACATAAAAATGTACTCGGATGACATTAATGCAGACAATTCAGGAATTATAATAAGAGTACAAAATGAATCATACCCTTTACTTAACAAAGGCGACCATTTTGATTTAGTCATGGTCTTGTATGAAGGGCACAATCCATCGCCTATTGTCAAATTTGTATGGGATGATGAATTTGGCAACAGCAGAGAAAGAGAACAAGCATTAAACTTAACGTTCTAATATTTTATCTCTGTATTCTTTCATTATTTTGTTGTATCTTTTAGTATTTCTATGCACCATTAAAAAGGTGATTAAGTTAACGGCAAGACTTAATGATGCAATAATTATTCTAATAATCTCATTCTCCATAACAAACTGATTTATAAAGTAAAGATAGTAATATCCAACGAATTAAAGAACAAGCTAAATATCTAAAGCCATGATTGACTTTCTAACCATCGTACTCCTAATATTCGGAGTATTGCAAATCATCCTCTTCTTCAAAGTATGGGGGATGACAAACGACATCAAAGAGATACGAAACAAGTACCTCAAAGATGAGGATGAGAAACGAAGACAAGAAGCGGAATACGCCCCAACGCCCCAAATAAGCAATGGGTCTAAACCAACGATATAAAGCATTTTATTAACATTTCAATCCTACTGACAAATTGACAAATGTATAGTAGATTGTGTTTTGAAATATTCAAAAAGTAAAAGGAAACATCCTAATAATCAGCATATTTCTATATACTACGGAGAAGACTTCGTAACGCGTAGGTCGCCAGTTCAAGTCTGGCTAGCGGCTCTCAAAAGACTGATATTTAACTCGCTGAATATCAGTCTTTTTTCTTCTCTTCAAATAGTCTCATGCTATTAAAAAAAACGACACTGTTTTCACCCATGAAGCAAAAAGGGTGTCCTAAAAGGGTGTCGCAAAACTTAATAGTTTATCATTAACAGTACTGGCAGCAAAAAAAACTGCAAATGGAATGTACCCTATCTTTGTGCGCATTGCAGCAAAGAAAGAAAAGGCGTATATCAAAACAGGTTATGAGATACCCGACCTATGCCAATGGTATGACGGTAAAATCGTAGCTCGTAGCGATACGGTAATGATGAACAAACGCATATTATTTGAACTCAAAAAGTATAATGAACGTATGCGAGAGATAGATAACTACGATGTCTACACAGCAACGCAATTAAAGCAGATACTAACGCAACAAGATAAGATAACGCAGGATGCGACGACATTTACTGCATTTTTCAGAAAACGCATATCAGAGTTTGAAAAAGAAGGTAGAATAAACTATGCTAAGATGCACAAGGAAACATTGCGCATCTTTCTACTTGCAGAGGGTGAAGTTCCCTTCGTTATAATGAATAACATCACGGTAGAACACTTTGACACATATATGAAAAGAAAAGGATATAGCGACGGGAATAGACAGATACGGTTATGCCATATCAAAGCAAGGGTGAACGAAGCAATAAAATACGGTCTTATCAAATGCGAAAAGCACCCATTCGCATACACCAAATTACCCACCAGCGAACCTAAAGATTTAGATGTGAATATCACAGACTTCGGCAAAATAATCAAAGCCGATACAAGCCAAAGCAAACGGCTAACCCTTGCGAAAGATATGTTTTTGCTGTCATTCTATTTGGGAGGGATTAACCTTGCCGACATCGTACAGACTTTAGTCAAAAAGAAATAAACTATATCAGACAGAAAAGCGGTGCACATAAGAGAAAAGACCGTATAACCAGAATAACCATTCAGCCAGAAGCAAGATATATTATAGATAAGTATATAGGGAAAAACGGACGTTTAGATTTAGGCTATAATTATACCTATACAAACATGTGTTGTTATATCAATAGCTGCCTAAAGCTGTTGGCTAAAGAGTTAAATATTAAAAGTAATCTCACATTCTACTCTGCTCGCAAGACATTTGCACAGTTTGCATCTGAAATCGCAATACCCTACCCCATTATAGAGTATTGTCTAGGGCATTCAATTAAGACAAACATAACTATTAACTCTTATGTGAAAGTTAAACAATCGCAAGCAGATGCAGCTATACAACGAGTCATAGAATACACTAAACAGCCGAAAATATTTGAAGACTTTATAAATCTGCGAAATCAAATGCAAATGATGATGATGTAA